GAAAGGATAGCTACAAGTATAGGTGCGGCAGTTGCGTCTGACAATATTGCAACTGATGGTACACTTGCTATCAGTGGTGTTGTTACCTATACTAATCTAGCTGACCTACCAAGTTCAGGTGTTAGTGCAGGTGACTTAGGATTTGTTACAGCAAACAATGGTTTGTACATTAGAGGTTCATCAGGTTGGTATGTTATAGCACTTGTAAATACATCACCTACATATAGTACACCCCCTGCTTCATCTTATGATTTAGCCAAAGACGGTAGCACAACAACTGCAATTACAATAGTTGCTACTGACCCTGAAGGTTTTACTATTACATATAGTGTTACAGCAGACAGTGGTTTTAATGGGCTTGCAACTGTATCTCAAAGTTCTAATGTATTTACAGTTACACCTAAAGCAGAAGGTGTTGCCACAACTGAAAGTGGTACATTAACTTTTAGAGCAACAGATGGTGTGAATAATACAGATGTTGTTTCTACATTTACATTAACTTTTGTTACGACAATTCAAAACTCGGCTGAAACAGTTTTACTTGCAAAAGCATCTGGTAATTCTGGAACAAATAGTTCCTTCACTGATAACTCTTCAAATTCTCATACAATAACAACAACAGGTAATACACTAGCATCTTCGTTCAGTCCATATCGTTCTGGTGGATACAGTGCATACTTTGATGGGAGTGGTGATTATTTAAGCATAGCAGATAGCACTGATTTCACATTAGGAAGTGGCGATTTTACAGCAGAATGTTGGGTATATCCAACTGCATCTCCAAGCCAACCCGTTATTTTTGGTCAGTGGAGCAATCCTTATAGTTGGGCTATTGAATTTAGTAATGATTCAAATAGAAATGTAAGATTTTTAATTAACGATGGAACAATTAGAGATAATGTTTCTAGCACATCTGTTCCATTAAATAATTGGGCGCATCTAGCATTAGTAAGAAATGGTTCTACTTTTACTATGTATGTAAATGGAGTTTCAGTTGACACTTATACTAGTTCTGCCTCTTTAGTTGATGCTACTGGTCCTGTTACTATAGGCGCACAGAATGGCGGTGGTTCGCCTTATCAGGGTTATATAACTGATGCAAGACTAGTCAAAGGCACTGCAGTATATACATCTGACTTTACTGCTCCTTCTGAAAGACTGACTGCAATTACAAATACTTCTCTTCTTGCCTGTCATCTTCCATATTTTGCAGATGGTTCAACAAATTCTCATACGATAACTGTGGCTGGAAATACAAAAGTAGAACCATTAGTACCTTATGATTATAACCCATACTCTGCTTCAAATCATGGAGGGTCTGCACTTTTTGATGGTACTGGAGATTATTTAAGCATAGCAGATAGTACTGATTTTAACATGGGGTCAGGTGATTTTACTGTTGAATGTTGGTTTTATGCTACTGATGGTGGTCTTTCTGGCGCACAGGCTATAATGACGACAGCAGACACTACTGATAATCAAGGTTTTTGGATGGGCACAAATGGGACTAATACTTATTTCTTAGTTGGCACTAGTGGTAGTTGGAGTAATTTTGAAACAGGTTCTGCTACTTTATATAAAAATCAGTGGTATCATTTAGCTTTAGTTAGAAATGGTAATAGTTTTAAAGTATATTTAAACGGAGTACAAGATTCATCAACTACCTCAACTGTTACTTTAACAAATACTAATAATCTAATTCGTATAGGTGGAAGAACTGTTAATAGTCAATATTTTAATGGGTATGTTGCAGATGCAAGAGTTGTAAAAGGAACTGCTGTATATACATCTGCATTTACGCCACCAACTGAACCACTTTCAGCAGTCACTAACACATCTCTCTTAGCACTACAAGGTGATGCATCAATATTCGATGCCGCTCAAATTAATGATTTAACACTCAATGGTGGTGTGTCATCATCCACTGCTCAAACTAAGAATGCTTCTTCGTCTATGTACTTTGATGGAAGTGGAGATTATATAGCCATTTCTAATTTAAGTCCCCTTGGTTCTGGCAATTTTACAATTGAATTTTGGCTTTACAATACAAATAATTCTGGATCACAGAATGTTTTTGACACAAGAACTGGTTCGACTGGATATACAGTCAATATTTCAACTGGTGGACAATTAGGATTTTATTCAGAAATCGCATCTGGTTATGCAGTTCAGTCCAGTTCTAGTGCATTAAGTACTAATACATGGTATCATATAGCTATTGTTAGACGTGGGTCTAATATGACATTATTCATAGATGGTGCTTCTGCAGACACGGGAACTAATTCTAATAATTTCACATCAACGGTCGGAACTATCGGGGCAAGATATTCAAGAGACCAGCAGTATTTTACTGGTTATATAGAAGATTTTCGCATAACAGAAGGTCTTAGTCGATATCCATTTGTACCACCAGAAAAAACATTGACTGCTATTACAAATACGAGTTTATTAACTGCACACGCAGCCACTATCATCGATGGTTCTACAAATGCTCATACAATAACTGCAAATGGCGATGCGGCAGTTTCTAGTTTTGCTCCATTTACTGCAGGAAAAAGTGTTTATTTTGATGGTTCAGGTGATTATTTAAGTGTAGCAGATGATGATACACTAGAATTTGGTTCAGGTAATTTTACTATTGAAGCATGGGTATATCCAACATCAATCGATTCTTCTTTTAGTGTTATCGTAAACAGATGGGATTCTGCTAGTACTAAATCTTATTTACTTGCATTAACTTCTAGTGCTGTATACTTTTACTATTCAACAACTGGTTCAAATCAAACATTGAGACAATGGTCAGAAACTGTACCTTTAAATCAATGGACACATCTTGCTGTAGTAAGAAATGGTGATAACCTTTATCTTTTTGTGAATGGTAGAATACATTCGACCACAAACACTTTAAGTGGAGTTACATTATATGGTGGAACATCTACAACTAAAATTGGTATTTTAGGTGACCTTAATAGTACTACAGATTTTACTGGCTATATTTCAAATTTAAGAGTAGTAAAAGGAACAGCAGTTTACACTAATTCATTTACGCCACCTACTGCCCAATTAGAAGGTTAATACAATGCCAGAAAGTAGAAACAGAGACATAGCAACAAGTGCTGGTCAAGCTGTTGCTAATGATATCATAGCTAGTGATGGTTCGTTAACAGGGAATGTAGTAACTGCTTATACTAATGCTTCAGACATACCAGCATCAGCAAGTGTAGGTGACATGGCTTACGTAACTAGCACAAACAAATTATTCTTCTGGCGAGGTGCATGGTATGGTATCGCTATAGGTGACGCAGTATGACACTAGGTTTTCATTCCCTTTCTGAAGCTCCTATATCAGCGTTAACGATACAAGATTTTAACGCAACAGCTACTATACAAGGCACATCAAGTGCTGTTGCTAATACCACTGAAATAGTATTAGCAGATAGTGTTGCTATTCAAGGTGTAGCAACTGTATCTGGCTCTATAGAAAAAGTAATACAAGATGCTACTGCTAATATTACAGGAATTGCTACAACAGTTAGCAGTGGAATAAAATTAATATCGGCAGATAGTGTAACAATAGGTGGTGTAGCAAATACTATTTCATCTGTTGATAAAATAAAAGAAGTTACTAGTGCTATTAGCGGTGTAGCAAATGTAACTGGTTCTATAGAAAAAGTAATACAAGATGCTACTGCTACAGTTCAAGGTGTTGCAAGTCAGACTAACACTTCTATAAAATTCTTTGGTGGTTCTTCTACTGTAACAGGTGTAGCAACGGTAACAGGAGCAGTTGAAGGGCTTGTAGAAACAGATGCAGTTACTATTTTAGGTACAACATCTGTTAGTGCTGATGCAACAAAATTAATATCTGCTGATAATGTAACCATTGCAGGTGTTTCAACTGTAACTGGAACATTAAAACAAATAGAAGATGCTACAGCTACGGCAGTAGGTATAGCAAATATCGTAGCATCGATTGATAAACTAAAAGAAGCAACATCTAGTGTGAGGGGTGTTGCAACTATAGCAGGGCAGATAGAGAAACTAAAATCAGCATCTTCTGTAATAGTTTCAGTATCTACTATAAGCGGTTCTGTTATACGTTTAAAAAATGTTGTATCCTTAGTATCAGGTGTTACTAGTACTGTAGGTAATGTTAGTAAAGTAGCACAAACAGATACGGTTATTATACAAGGTGTAGCAACTGCTACTGCTGAGTCACGAACTTTTATAGATGCTATTGCTTCTATTCAAGGACTTGGAAATATAGATGCAGATGCAATTTCTTTTAATTATGATTTCTTTAGAGATAATTATAATAGACAAAGAACTGTTTTTGTCAGAGCAAGCAGTGGTTTAACCTCTGCTCAAAGAAGAGTTTTAATACCATTTGAAAATAGAGTAGTTAAAATCCAATCAGTACCTAATACATCTGCGTTTAGAAGGTTACAAATAAGGGCGAGATAAAATGAGTTTAAAATTTCCAAATAAAGATAAGGATGATATACTTGACTATAGTGTTGATTGGTCTAGGTTTTTAGGAACAAATACTATATCTCAAGTAATTTGGTTTGTAAAAAATGAAAACGGTGTTAAGACTAGAATAAATGCAGGAGACACTATTAATAATATTACGTCAACTTCTCAGTCTATTTCAAGTGATGGTAAGGTAGCTGTTATTATTTTATCAGGCGGTACAAATAATTTAACTTATACTTTTACATGTAGTATTACAGACAATAGAGGCATAGGCACTGAACGAACTATAAATATAACTATTAAAGAGAGATAAAATGGCTTATGATTTCTTAGAATTAGTAAATAAAATTAATAGAAGATTAAATGAAGTTGAATTAACCTCATCAAATTTCTCTACAGCAACAGGTTTTTATGCACAAGCAAAAGATGCAGTTAATCATTCTATACGAGATATTAACCAACAACAGTATAACTATCCGTTTAATCATGTAGAACAAGAAGATGTAGTGTCAGCAAATATAATGCGTTATTTTTTTCCTGATAGTTTAAAAACAATATCTATGGATAGTTTTAGAATTAAAAAAGATACAACACTTGATATTGAAACAAGAAAATTAAAAGTAATAGATTATGAAGAATACCTTAATAAATATATAGAATATGAATATGATAATTCAAAGTCGGCTATTCCTCAATATGTATTTAGAACACCCGATTTACGTTATGGTTTAGTACCTACTCCTGATAAAGCATACACGGTAATATATGAATACTATCAATTTCCTGTAGACTTAGAATTATTTGATGATGTGCCTACTATACCTGAAAGGTTTGCTCATGTTATTGTAGATGGAGCAATGTTTTATGCTTATCTGTTTAGAGAAAATACACAAGATGCAATGGTGGCTAAAGAAAAATTTACTCAGGGTATAGAAAGTATGAGAAGTTTATTAGTAAATAGATTTGAATATGTTCGTTCTGGCATGATTATAAACAATACAGGTAATACTAGTTTAGGTAATGCTAGAGCCACGGATGGTGCGGCTTTTAATTAATCTTGACAAAATCAATAATTTACATATAACTATATAAGGTATATTATGGCTGACGCATGGAGAACATATCCAGTAGAGTTAACAGGTGGTTTAATAACTAATCTTAGTCCTGTACAACAAGGTATAAATGCTATAGGAACTGCTACCCTTTTACGTAACTTTGAACCATCTATTGAAGGTGGTTACAGAAGAATACAGGGTTACTCTAAATTTGATACTAACTTAATTGCAGGAACTAATACTGGCGGTAGTCCAGATATAATTAGAGGTTTAGTTCGTTATGCAGGTTTTGTTATTGCTGCTAGAACAACACATCTATATCGTTCATCAGGAAGTGGATGGACACAAATAACAGATAGTAATAGTTTTGGTAGTACAGGAATATCTTTGTCAGGTTCTGGTAAAGTTAGGTTTTTAAAGTACAACTTTGATGGTAATGAAAATTTATTTATAGTTGATGGAACAAGTAATCCAAGAATATATGACCGAGTTGCAAATACAATAACACAAGTTAGTTCTTCTTCTCTTACGGGTGCTGACTTTATTGCTTTACTAAAAGGACATATCTTTGTAGCAAACGGCTCTACTTTAGCATACTCTGCTTATTTAAATGATACAGATTTTACATCAGCGTCTGGCGGTGGTATATTTAGATTTAATGATACAATAACAGATTTAATAGTTTTTCGTGAGCAATTAATTGTATTTACAAAAAATAGTATAAATAGAATTATAGGAAGTAGTGCTGAAGATTATAGAATAGAACCTGTAACAAATGATTTGGGGGCAATTGCACCAGATACAGTACAAGAAATTGCAGGAGATGTTATTTTCTTAGGACCTGATGGTTTAAAATCTTTAGGTGCAACAGATAAGATAGGAGATTTTAGTCTTCAAAATTTATCTAACCCGATACAAAAAGAAATAACAGAACTTGCTAATTTTTCTTCTGTGTTTTCATCCACCATCGTAAGAGCTAAAAGTCAATACAGAATTTTTGCATATAACACAGCTATAACTGATATTTCTTCGCAAGGAATATTAGGAACACAAGGAGTGCAAGGTAACTTTTCATGGGCTGAAATATCAGGTATAAAAGCTAGAGTTATATTTAGCGAATATGAAAATGATGAAGAGTTTATATATTTTGCTAATGATGATGGTTATGTTTATAGAATGGAAAGTGGGAATAGTTTTGATGGAGCAAATATAAAAGGTATCTTTCATACACCTCATTTAACTTTAGATGACCCTCAATTAAGAAAAACATTTTATAAAGGCACAATATATACAGACCCATCAGGCGCAGTTAATATGCAGGTATGTCCTATTTTAGACTTTGGTAAGGTTGAACCTCAACCTATATGTATAACGTATGCAAATGACTTAACTGAGTTTTCTGTGTTTGATGATTTAACATCAATTTATGGTGGTTCAACAGTTAAATATAGTTCTGATAATTTTGATAGCAGTCTTGTTCAACCTTTGATAGGTTCTGCAAAAGCATTTCAATTACAAATAACTACTGAAGATACAAATCCACCTTTTAGTTTGGATACAATAGTACTAGAATATAGCCTTAACGGGAGAAGATAATGGGAAATACATATACTAGACAATCTAGTAATAATATTGCCACTGGTCTGGTAATTAATGCCTCAGATTTTAATGATGAGTTTAATGCTTTAGTAGACGCATTTAGTTCTAGTGCTGGACATTCACACGATGGAACAGCAGGAGAAGGTGGACGTATTACATCATTTGGACAGGCAGGAGAATTACAAGGTACAAATGCCAATATTATACAACCCTATCAAGATGACCAAGTAGATTTAGGAGCATCATCTGCTAAGTTCAAAGATTTTTATTTAGATGGCATAGCTTACTTAGATGCAATAAATTTTAATGGTACAGCTATTACATCTACAGGTGCTGAATTAAACATTGTGGATGGTAGCACCTCTGCTACTTCAACAACATTAGCAAATGCTGACAGATTAATTGTCAATGATAATGGCACTATGGTTCAAGTAGCATTAACAGATTTTGTAACTTACTTTGAATCTACTTTAGATAATTTTTCAAGTCTTACAACTGTTGGTGCATTAAATTCTGGTTCTATTGTTTCTGGATTTGGTGCTATTACAACAACAAATGCAATTACATTTGGCACATTATCAGACGCTACTCTAACTATAGATGGTTTTAAAGACGAAGATGACATGGCTTCTAATTCTGCTACACATCTTCCAACACAACAATCTGTAAAAGCATATATTGATGCACAAAATACTGCACAAAAGTTAAGTTTTCAAGGTAATACTACAGTTGGAGGTTCGTTATTTATAGACTTAGATAGTGAATCACTATTACTTAGTGGGGGAACAGGTATTCATAGTACTGCTTCTGGAAATGCAGTTACATTTGCTATAGATAGCACAGTAACTACTTTAACAGGTTCACAAACTCTTACTAATAAAACTTTAACTACTCCAATCATAGAGCAGATAACTAATAGTGGCACTATTACTTTAGATGCTACAACAGATATTATACTTGATGCCGATGGTGGTGATGTTTTTCTTAAAGACAATGGTACTACCTACGGTTCTTTAACAAACACTTCTGGCAACTTAATTATTAAATCAGGAACTACAACAGCTTTAACTTTTGCAGGTGCTAATGCAACTTTTGCTGGAAATGTAGCTGTTGGTAATTTGTTACTAGACACTAATTCTTTAACTAGTACAAATACAAATGGTGATATAACAATTACACCTAATGGTAATGGTAAAATAGTATTAGATGGTTTAAATTTTCCTATAGCAGATGGAAATGCTAATGAAGTATTACAAACAAATGGTAGTGGTCAACTTTCTTTTACGGCTATAAATACAGATTTATCAGCAGATAGTAGTCCTCAGTTGGGTGGCAACTTAGACTTAAATAGTTCCGATATAACAGGAACAGGTAATATTAACATAACAGGTGGTATTACTATTAGTGGTAATTTAACTATAAATGGAACAACGACCACAGTAAATAGTACCACAGTAACTATTGATGACCCTATATTTACATTAGGTGGAGATACTGTTCCTAGTTCAGATGATAATAAAGATAGAGGTATAGAGTTTAGATACCATACAGGTAGTACTGCTAAACTTGGTTTCTTTGGATATGATGATAGTGCAAGTAAATTTACTTTTATAGCTGATGCAACTAATAGTAGTGAAGTATTTAGTGGTAACGCAGGTGATGTAGTATTTGGAGGCGGTACATTTACCAGTTTAAATACAGGCACAGGTTCTGTAACTACAGGTAATATAGTATCTACTACTGACAGCACATATAATATAGGAACTACGTCTAATCGATATGCTAATGTATATGCAGATAATGTTGATTCTCCTGTTCTCAAAGCAACTAATGCATCGTCAGGAACAACATCTATACAAATAGGTGCAAGCAATGATTGGACTGTAGAAGTAGGTGACTTTACAATCAATAGTTCAGCAAAAACAGATGCACTTGTATTTAAATACAACGGCACAGCTAAATTTGCTATCGACACAAGTGGAAACTTTACTGCTGTAGGTGATGTAACAGCTTCAGGAACTATAGCATAATGACATTACAAAGTTCAGGTGCAATATCTCTTAATCAAATAGCCACTGAATATGGTGGTGATGCACCACATTCATTATTAGAATATTATAAAAGTGCCGATAATAATTATGTACCAGCAATTTTAAACGAAACTGTTACTGCTTCAAATCTTACACAAAATAGTTTAAATCATATAAATAGAGGTGTTTATACTAGAACACCCATAGTTAATTATACAAGTGGTAATAAGACTTATTTATATTATCATTCACTATGGCACGATAATGGAGCAACAGGAACTAGCAATTATCAGTTTACAGTAAGCCATACGGGAACTTATACCTGTGGTGGTTCAAATATGAGACAACAATCTTCAGGCAGTGCTACTTATAAAATATTTTTAGATGGTACATTGGAAGAGCAGTGGACAAGTAGCGGTAATAATAGTTTTGGTTCAATACAAACTAGAACATTTACAATTACAGATACTAGTCAAGTTATAAAGATTACATCTAGTTGGCCTAGTTCAGGTTGGGGTGGTTGCGTAGTAAGAATAGGTGGTAGTGATTACGATGTAAATACAGTATCTACTACTGTAAATGCTAATGTTCCTTTAGCTTCTGTAGGTGGAGCTGTATCGATTAACAATTTTTATAGTGGAAGAAAAACATAGTATGCCAATATCATTAAGTAGCAGAGGTGTAAATAATACAACAGGTTTTAACCAAGTAGGTAGTTCTACATCAACAACTACATATGGGTCACATGTTACTAGAGCAACTGTTACAATTACACCTTCAACAACTAGCGCAAAAATTTTATTACTTACTAGTATGGAAATATCACATGTAACACCTAGTGCTTCTGGTAGTATTCCTGACGAACAAGAAAGAACTAATAGAGGACAAATTGCGTTAAAAAGAAATGGAACAGAATTATCAGGAAGTCTAAGAGAGTTGCGTTCTGGGGGTTTTTTTAATACAGGTTCTTCTGACCCTTGGTATTATCATTTATCTACTCAGTATGTAGACGAACCAAATACTACTTCTTCTGTAACTTATACTGTTACCTCTAACGATTTAGATGTATCCCCAATTGTTTTTGACATAAGAAATTGTTCTCTTATAGCTGTGGAGATATCAACATGATAATAGACGCTATGTTATTTTGGAATATAGTTTTAACGATGGTTATTGCTCCAGTGTTCTGGGCATTTCGTCAAATGTTTACAGAAGTAAAACGATTACAGATTTTATTAAACAAAACTCGTGAAGAATATGCAACAAAGTTTGAATTAAAGGATGACATGGATAGAGTTATGGAAGCACTTCATAGAGTAGAAGATAAATTAGATAGAGCATTAGATAGGAAATAATTATGGCTATGTTCAAAGCATTTAAACCTAGTGGTATGGCAAAGATAGCACGTGCTATGGGTTATCAAGGAGACATGAAAGAGTTTGACAAGTTTCTTGGAGCAAATCCTGCTAAACAAATGCAAATGAATAATTTTGTTAAACAAGCACAACAGATGGCAAAGGGTGGTGTTGTTATTAAAATGCAAGAAGGTGGTACAACTACACCTACAGAAACTACCGAACAAACAACTGAAGAACAGCAACCTACAAACATAGGCGATATAACAGTACAAAGAATGACACAGCCGGGTGTTCCTGTAGGTGGGGCAGTTAATGCCGCACAGATAATGAACCCATCAGGGGCAGTTCCAACAGGCACAGAGCTAACTACTGGCACAGGTCAGCTTGGTACAATTAATCCTATTGATACTGCTGTAGCAGGTGTTACTCAAGCAGATACGGTACAAAAAATAGCACCTCAAACTGTAGAAGCAGATACATCAAAAGAAAATGTAGATACAGCATTACAAGCAACACAAGCCGCACAAGGAACAGTTGACCCACGTGCGAATGTAGTGGCATCACAGCAAGCAAAAAGTTCTGTAGGTGATTTAAGTGCAGCACAGGGTGCAGGAATACTTATGGATAATCCTGTACAACGTGAGATACAGGATGGTGAACTTATCACAGGTGCGGCAGATGCACAGAAAGCGGCTAAATTTACGGAAGAGATACAAGCGGCTCAAGCTACTCCTACACAACAAGCTATGGTGCAAGGACAGCTAAATAACTTAATGCAAGATTTTGATGGTGGTAACACACCTGTATGGGCGGCAGGTGCTATACGTAAAGCAAATAGTATCTTAGCATCTCGTGGTTTAGGAGCATCTTCCATAGCAGGTCAAGCTGTTATTCAAGCGGCTATGGAATCAGCTATACCCATTGCACAAGCGGATGCATCTACAGTAGCACAGTTTGAATCACAGAACTTATCAAACAGACAGCAACGTAACATGCTTGCCGCACAACAACGTGCTACGTTTATGGGCATGGAGTTTGATCAAGAGTTTCAAGCACGTGTACAAAATGCAGGACGTATTGCTGATGTAGCTAATATGAACTTTACTGCTGAACAACAAGTAGCATTAGAGAACAGTCGTATTGCTAACACAATGAACTTACAAAACCTGAACAATCAGCAAGCCTTAGTAATGGCTGAAGCCGCAGCTTTATCGCAGTTAGACATGGCAAATTTATCTAACAGACAGCAAGCGGCTGTAATGAACGCACAAAACTTCATGCAGATGGACATGGCTAATCTATCTAATAGACAGCAAACAGAGATGTTTAAAGCACAGTCTCGTATCCAATCTTTGTTTACAGACCAAGCGGCAACAAATGCGGCTAATCAGTTTAATGCTTCATCCCAAAATCAAACAGACCAATTCTTTGCTAACTTGCAATCAGCAACTTCTCAGTTCAATGCATCACAAGCAAATGCACAAGCACAGTTTAATGCAGGTCAGATTAATACGGTAGAAAGATTTAATCAGGAGATTGCAAATCAACGTGACCAGTTTAATGCACAGAACCAACTTGTCATAGCACAGAGCAATGCACAGTGGAGAAGAGAGATAGCCACTGCTGATACTGCATCAATTAATCGTGCTAATGAATTAAATGCTAAAGCCATACTTGATATATCTAATCAAGCCTATAATAATTTATGGAGTTATTATTCAGATACTATGGAATGGGCTTGGACATCCGCAGAGAATGAATTAAATAGATATGCAGATATGGCAATAGCACAATTAAATGCAGACCAACGTGCTAAAACTGCAAAACAAGCAGGTCAAACTGCGGCAGGGTCAGCTATTGGTAGCCTTATAGGTACACTTGGTTCTGCTTGGATAGGTTCAAACTTTGGATAAGAGGTAGATATGATTAATAATCCAGCAAGAGAATTATATAGTAACATGGATATAGATAAACTAAAACCTGTACAAGAAGAAACAAAAGGTTTGTTATCTAAAAGAAACTCTATGTCTATGCCTAGCGGTGCTTCTTCAGAACCTGCTTTTAGGGTAGCCCAACACATGTTAATTTATAGAAAACAAAGAGAGATGTTGAAAAATGGATGAACCTTTATTTGATGCACCTATTCCGGGTCAGGCTTTAACACATGAGCTAGGGGCTAGACCTTGGCAAAGTCCACCTCAATACAGCACTGTAGATGAGGCAGTTGACTATTATACCTCACGTTTGTCTACTCCTGAAGCTACATCACAGATAGTAGAGATACTCAAGATGGGTATACCTGTGACATCTCTAGCAAATACTATTCAGATGGGTAGTATCATGGATGGTAAACACAGCATTGATGTAGGGATGCTTGTGTTACCTCTAATCGTTGAGGTTATAATGTATATAGCTGAACAAGAAGGTATAGACTATGATGATGGTCTGACAGATGTAAAAGATAATAAGACAAACGAAGCTATACTAGAGAATATACGTACACAGATGAAAGAAAAAGCAGGTGAGCCTGTAGAAGAAGAACCTGTAGTAGAAGAGACATCAGAAGAGCCTACAGGATTAATGGCACGGAGAGCATAATGGCATTTTTAACAGGATTAGTAACAGGTTTAGCAAGTTCAGTTGATGACCAACTTAAAAAAGATATGCTACGTACACAAGAACGTGTTGATGGTATGGCTCAGTACCGTGTTACACGTAGACGTACCGCCCTAGAAGCACAGGAAAAAGAAAAGAAAGAGATACAAGATAGTATTAATAAACTTGCTACGTTGGTGGGTGGTGATATAGATAAAGGCGCACAATTATATGTTTCAGGTGGACAAACTGTAGAAGGCGCAAATTCACTATATAATGAATTAAAACTAAGTGCAGATAATAAGATAGATATTAATACAGTAGTAGACTTTGCAAGCACAAGAGCAGAGCCGGGAAGTATGACTGATTATATTTCTAAGTTTGTAACACCCATTAGTACTCTTCCTATAGCTAAAGATGAAGCACAAGCCTCTGGTTTATATGGTGCTTTATTTAAACCTGATACCTCTAAAAAAGTAATGGCACAAGTTGAAGAAGCCGCACCTATAGGCGACCAAACTAAAGAAGCATTTGATGTTGCTGGTGCTAGTATTGATAGAGGTAAAATGTTTACAGCCGTTGAAAGAGAGAGACTACTTAAAGAAAGAGGACAAGACGATACTCAATTTGAAAGAGAAGGGAAAGCATTTGACTTATCTCAAAAACAAATTAGACAGTCTATGGATAACGTTACTTTTCAGCAGGAAAGACTTAACCGCTTAGATGCCGCAAACGCAAGTCAACAAGAAATAGAAAATGCTCGTGCCGATTTATCACAAGCTCAAGAAGAACAAAGACTTGCTTTAGCAGTAGACGCTAACAAAAGACAGGCAGAAAAACAAGCAGGAGAATTAACACTTCAAGGATTAAGTATTGAAGAAGCGGAGTACCAAAGAGATAAACGTATCAATGACCCAGAATTTGCCACGTTAGAGCTAATGTTTGCTAATGCTGTTCAACAAGAAGCTAAATATATAGGACAAACATTGACTCCTGCCGATGAACAAAAACTTTCTGAAGCTCAAGCAACACAAACGTATGCTTTAACTGCTTTAAAAAGGCTTCAAAATACTAAAACAACTACAGGTACAGGATATGAATCAGCCTTTGGTGATAGCACTATTGAAGTTATATTTGAAAAGAATATTAAGTCCTTATTACAACCTGTTGGTTTAGTAAAAGAGATTGGAGATAAAATAGAGTATCAAATAAAAGGCAATGAAACAGAATACTACGACCGAATGGCACGTGCTTTTGACCAAGTAGCCGTTTCTACAGCCGCTTACAACGATGAAAGAATGGAAGCAGCTTTAACAGAAAGAAGAAAGAACCTTCAATTAGATGTAAAAAGTTATAAAAAATCTTTACTTGAAATATATCAAAGCTCACGTGATAAAGCATTTTTTGGTAAACTAAAACAAGTAGCTAATAAAAAAGAAGCAGCTAGTGATGCATTTGTAAATAATTTACAAGCAGGTGATATAGTTCAATATAAAAATGCTAGTGGTGCAACTGTAACTACTTTATGGACAGGTACTAGGTATCAATAATGACAGATAACAATAATTATTTAAATCAACTTTCAGCTTTAGAAGAAGAGGAAACATCTTCTGTATCTTCTTCTAATTTAAATAGGGTAGATAGTAATACTTTATCTAAACAGCTAGATGAAATAGAAACTAATACTACTTTTTTAAATGATGCTACCCCTGACAATACTCCTGCTACAGCAGTGGATGAGATAGCGGTAACAGATGTACCTGAAATAGATGAATCACCAGAAGCATTTTATATACGCACAGGAAAAGTTCCTGTTGGTTATAAGTATGTTCCTAGTGTACCTGTAAGTGATGACCCTAATGACCCTGCTAATGTTAAACTTGTTCTTGACTTTGACCAACCTACTGTAGAAGAACAGACTGATAAACTGTTTGGATATGAGGATAAAAAGGAATTAGATAAAGTATTATCAGAAGTAGATATAATTGATGCTCAAGATTTTGTTGACAAAGCACCAACAGGATTAAAAACAGTGGCGAAAGTAATAGCTGCTACTGGTAATGCAGGTTTAGAAACTTTGATATCTGCTGTTGCTGGGATAGAAGAAACTGCAAAAGATTCTGGCGAAGCTATCACTCGTGCTATTCACGAAACATTTACAGAAGATAATAAACTCTTTGGTATGACAGGCAAAGATATGTTGCCGTTTGACCCTAAAACAGCAGGTAAAAAGTTTGCTGGTGATTTAGGAGTATTATTAGAAATGGCAGAGGCTGTTCCTGCTGTTGGTTCTACCTTTGGTTTAGCAGGTAACACATCAAAGAGAACTGTTAAAGAGTTAAAGAAAGAGATAAAATCAGAACAAGCACTAGAAAAATATTTAAGTAGAAAGTTAAACGCAAAACAAGCCATGATAAATACGGATGCAGACATAGATGCAAAAGCTGAGTTAGCATCTGAAGTAGCCTCTGAAAACCGTGAGATTGCTAGTGATTTAATAGATTCTTTTGAAAAGAAAACAGGTAAGGTTATATCAGATACAGGAGAAGATGGTTTAAAAATTATTAATGAATCAAAAACCAGAGAGGCAGGAGTAGAAACTGCCGAAGAAATAGTTACAGCAAGCCGAAAGGGTGTTAAAAATTTTCTACTGGGTAGTGCAGATGTAGATGCGGATGCCGCTTTGTTAGCAGGGCAAGGAGATACACTAACACAACCACTACTTAAACCTGAAAAGTTTGATGCTTTAGTAGCGGCAGTTGCAGATTTAAAGAAACGTGTTCCCGATGCATTTGATAATGACAAAACTGTTATAGATAACTTATTTGATTTAACAGTTAATAAAGAACTTGTTCCCGGTGATGAACTAATAGACATGCTTAATAAGTATAACTTATCATTTGAGGATTATATACTTACTGTCGTAGGTTCTGGTTCAGAGGCAGGTAAGACACTACAAAAACTATCTCAGATAAAACGTATGCGTCCTGCTAATGAGATGATTGCTATGCAGGAAGCGGCAACTAAAGAAGCACAGGGTGCTATACGTAAATTTATAATGAGAACAGAAAATGTAAGAAGAGCAGGACTAGTATCTCAGGTAGCTACTGCCTCACGTAACCTTACATCAGGTGGTATTCGTGCGCCACTTGAAGGTTTAGGTAATGTTATGGACACTGCTTTATATAATCTATCAGAAGAGGGTTATAGAGCCGCAGGTAAATCTTTATTTTCAGGTAGTAATTGGAAAGATAGCTTCAGACATATGAAGTATATGTTTGGTCCTGAGACATCTATGGATGTCAAGGAATATGTAGACTTTATATTGAAGCAACCTGAATTAGCCAAGCAGTATGACCTTATGTTTAATAACATAAATGAAATACAGAAGATGACAGGACGTGGCACTGGCGGTAAAGTAGACTTTGTACTTACTGAACTTGAAGATGCTATGGATGTTCTTAATACACCAAACAGATGGCAAGAACACCTAATACGTAGGGGTGCATTCTTAGGTGAGTTAGAAAGACTAGTAAAACGTGAGTGGAAGATTGATTTAATAGACACTATTAATCAAGGCAAGATACGTGATATGTTAAATGATGCAGGTACTGTAAAACCTAAAGATGCTAGGTCATTTAATGACATCATAGCAGAGGCAACAACAAAAGCACTAGATGTGACATACGCTAAAGCACCCGATGTAGAGGTTTTTAGAGCTACATCTCAATTTCTTGTTCGTAATGGCTTTACAATTGCCTTACCTTTCCCACGTTTTATGTTTAATAGTATGGAACTTCTGGGTCAATATGCAGGGGGAGCTTCCATACCACTAACTAAAAGAGTTATCAGCTTATTAAGTAAGGGTGAAATAAAAAAATATACATTCAAAGATAGACAGAGAATATCCCGTAATCTTGTAGGTCTAGCTGCAGTAGGGGCTGCATATCAATATAGAACAATGGATGATGCTCCCAGCGATTACAAAATGCTAGTAACTGGAGATAATTCAGAAATAGATACCACACCACAATTTCCCGTAAGACAGTTTTTATGGATGGGAGAAGCAGTGAAGCGTCTTATGGATGGTACTTATGGAGATTGGTACGATGATAAAGAGATGAGAGAAACTTTTTTAGGTACTAGTGTTAGAACAGGAGTAGGTAATACTCTCATAGACGAGGTAGTTAATATAGCATCTACTAAAGATTTAGTAGGTGATGAAGTTTTAGGAAGAAGAAGTGGTAGGCTCATAGGAAACTATCTATCTACTTGGGCTGTTCCTTATGGTCAAATTATAGAAGCTGAACGGTCTTTAGGTATGCGTCCTATAGATTTTAAAGAAAGAGGTAGAGACCCTACCTTAGATTTTCAATCTGCTTTTTTTGGTGAAATGGGTAAATCGTTTGGAAGATTTGAATCACCTAGTAGTGAGTTTCAAAGACCCTCTAAAGAATTTTTATTTGCTGAAAGAAAAGAACGTGTTGCTCCTATACTTCGTGTGCTTGGTGGTCTTAATATTACTACTCGTGATGAACCTTTTGGTGAATATATATCTAGTTTTGGTTTTACTGAGTATGAATTAAGTAGTAAATCTAGGGTTCCGGGAATAAAAACATTTGAAAATAAAGTTGTTAGAGATGCATTACCTATGATAGTGGAAGAAGCACAAGACTATGAAGACGCACTCAGGTCACAGTATCAAATATCTAGTGATAAATTAAAACAAGAATATAGTGAAGAAGCCTATGTATCTATGAAAGTTAGAAACTTTCTAGACCAACAAATTAAAACAGTACGAAGCCAAGTATCAGACGAGAAGGTATTTTTTGCAGATGCTCCAGCCTACGCTGATGCGATGTTAAAGTATAGACGTTTACCAAGTGGTATAAGAGAAGAGTCACAACTAGAATTTTTTAAGAGATATAATAAAGCTCCTGATAGTATGAACTTCAAAGACTTATCAACACTAGTTGATATAGGTAAGATATTACAAGATGTCTACAAGGAATGAAGGGGCAATTAAGCCCCTTCTTTTTTTGTCTAGTTCTTGTTGGCAATCACACACAGTATTGACTGCACCCATAGCTACTACATAACATAACCACAGTACAGCTATTGTGGTAATTATATACATAATACATCTACCTATTATCCCCATCACCTTTAATAGCATCTCTTTGTTTCCTATCCTCTAGCTTGTCAAGATTCTGTGCTGCAATAACAGACAGAGGTACACCTAAGTCTTGTGCAAGTGTAGCACAGTACCATAACACATCTCCTATCTCAAAAGCTATGTCTACTTTCTTCTGCTCATAGTCCTCTTTGGCGTAATCATCACGTATTAACTTCTTCACCTTGTTGGCTATCTCACCTGCTTCACCTGCTAATCCAAGAGCAGGGTAGGTTATCCTATATGATTCAGGATAGATAGCATAAGACTTTGCTTTCTTTTGATATTCATTTAATTCCATGTTACCATACTTCTCCTCTTTCCATTTAAGCATTTCATATTCAAGCCACGTCATCTCGCAACTCCACAAGTTCTGCTTCCTTATATGGTATGTGGAAAAAATGTTCTCCTTTCTGTATGTTCCTTCCTTTAGCAGTTTTTACTTCACAGTTTGATAGCAGATTGTCTTTTATTCTCCATGCTTTTAGACAGTCTTCTCTAATAACATAGAAATTTAAAAACGTGGTGTCAGATTTAATCTCTTCAAATTTATTTATTAGCTTGTGTTTTCTATATGGTATACGTATTTCTTCCCACGTAGGATTCCAATCACCCTTCCACTGATTTTTCATTTCAACTTCTGAGTAATAAGTATTGCCTTTGTACTCACTTTTTATATCAAACGAATAATTTTCGTCTGAATCCAGTATAGTATGACCTTTATTTTCTAAGTATTTAATGATGGAAAGTTTAGCTATACCATCATTTTGTTTATATGATTCAGGTCTAAACTGTCTATTTACTGCTCCTTTAATCGGCTGTAGCATCTGTATTCTCCTTTTTTAAAGAGGTTACTAGTGTGTTAGAAAAAGCACTTTCTGCCATAACTAATTGGTCTAAATTAAATCGTGCCTCTGCTATTTTCTCCCGTAAAACTTTTACTTGTCGGAGTACATATATTTCTTTATCATCTAAATCTGAAACATCATGTTCTTTTCCGTCTACTGTTATTTTATTTTCTGTATCTGTCATTCTTTTACTCCTCTTTTGATTCTACTGGTTCTAACAACTCAAGTATTTCTAGTCTATCCTTATGGACAGCTATCTTATCCATCTCACTTTGAATCGCTTCTAGTATATCGGAGTGTTCACCTATACCTGCAGGATTAGTAAGATAAATACTTATATTTGTAACATGCAGTTCTATATTTGCTTGTGCATGATGGCTTAGTGCTTGCAATATTTTTTCGTATGGTTTCAATCTTTACTCCTCTGTTTAAATCTGTGTTTAAAAAATACAATTATATTTAATATGGTATTTATAGATATTGCTGTTAGCATTGCAACTTCCCACCAATTAGCTACATAATTTAGAACCATCCTAGCTTGACCCCATTATGTATAATAATGAAAAAGCAAGCAACCAGATGAGTGAGTACCCAAAAGGTACGTAGCATAGCGGCAATATCGCTTTCACTTTCGTCATCTGATATCTTGCTCCCTATTGTTTTTGCCCATACTCTCCATGCTTTACTTCTCATAGTTCTTTCTTTGTATCTCAGTATAAGCTAGTCGTGCTATGTCATGCCTTGGTACACCTATATCATCTAGTGTACTGTCAGGTAGTTCATGCAGTTGTCTTATAATTGTACGTGTCTTTCTCCAATCTATAACATATCTTATAAATCGTGTCAAATAATTTTCTAGTGCTATCTTTTTCATTACATCTCCTATGCCGCTGTTAAATCCACTACTTCACATACACCTGCAGAGCAAGCTAACTCACGTCCACCAGATGTGTTATCTTCTTTCTCAAACTCTTGGAGTAACGACCAGTCTATATTATCTGGCATACTCATGTTAAGTTCTTCATATTCTTCTAAGTCAATATCCTGATAGGGTGCTTGCTGATATGTATGCTCATTAAACGGTAAGAAGCTAATACCTGATACCTCATCAAAGTTTCTGTATACCCATGCACCTACATCCATCCACTCATGTTCTTTCACAGAGATAGTAACAGATGGTTTGTGTTCTGACCAGTGACGTTGATACAACAACCATAACTCAAGCTGTTCTATTGCTGTCATATCTGTACGTGTGACTGCACTAGGTGGTGCTTTCATTGGAAAGCTAAAGACGGTAGTGCTATCGGGCTTCATTACGTCAGGCTCTGCAGGTATACCTTGCGACATTAAGAACTGTGTTAGTGGGTCTTTGTTATCGCCACGCACAGTACGTACATAATATGGGTTGTGTCTAGCGTGAATCCCAGAACTGGAGTCAACAAGTTGGCTAACTGTTCCACTTGGCTTGACACAAGTTATAGCAGTTGACTGTGCTATTCCTAATGTACTAGCAAAACTTTTATTTGTTTCGACAGCTACAGCTTTTAACTCTTCAAGTAATGCGCTAATGTTCATACCATATGTAGCACTCTGTCCTGATAGTATCTGATTATCCATAATACCAGTAAGAGATACACCAAGTAGTCTTTCTTCTTCTGTATTCTTTTGCCATACTTTACGTAGGTATTTAAAATCTGTCATTGTAGCTTGAAATGTACCTAGTATTGTAGCAATACGGACTTTATTACGTAGTGATTCCATATTATCAGATGCACGTGCTACCACCTCAGATAAATTACAGAACTGATAAGGACGTAATATTATTTCACTACATGGATTACACCCAAAATTATGTTTTGTATCACGTCTTCCATTCTTCTCTGCTTGCTTGATTGCTGAAGCACGATTAAATATACCACGCTCACCTGACTTACTTTCATATAAAGATACCCATTCACGCATAAATGTACCTATCTCTGGTTTAAATTTATATGCCACACTATTATTAGCCAACGCACGTTGTCCTTCATTCTCCCACCATTGACCTGACTTAGCATGTGCCATCTGGTCATCTCCAAGATTAGATAATGAAATCAATGCGCTACGTCTTACACCACCTACAACAACTACCTCACCTATCTTACACATAATATCGTGACATTCAATAGGCCAAAGCCTACGACCTGATGCACCCTTAAACTTCTCAATACAGAAGTTAAATAACTCTATCAAAGGTTGTGGTCCTGATGCTCTACCACCAAATGTCTTCAGTCTTGCACCTGCAGGACGTACCTCTGACACATCCCACTTTGGTATCTGTCCTGCATATAACATAGCAATCAATTCACGTAACGCTCTTGCCCAACCGGGTCTGCTGTCACCTACCTTAATTACTGTATTGCTCTTCTCAAAGTGTTCATTTACTATGGGTAATTTATCTATGTTACTACGCTCTACAGAGAAGCCTACACCTGTTCCACACATCAAGACATACATAGTCTCGTCAAATGCTCTAGGGCTGTCTACAGGCACGTAAGAGCAATTATAGCCACCAACATGACACCTATCTAGTGCTGGTCCTGATGTCATTAATGCTCTCATACTAGGCATGACACGTTGCTCAAGCACCGCTTCTTCTAATTCATTACGTAGTGAATCAGGAAGTACGTAGTTACACGTCTTTCGTAAATGATTAGACATGTAATCAAAGTATCTCTCTACGGTTTCGCCCCATGTCTCACGTCTTTGCTCATCTTCTTTCCATCTAGCATAACGAGATAGTGCTATAAAGTTTTGGTAGTCTGTCGGTAAATAGTTACTAATCATTTGTTACTCCTGAACTGTCTTAATGTGTTTAATAGTTGTGCCACCTACATCATAGAAGTATTCCTCTATACCTTCTGCAATCTCTTCCGATACGTTACCGTCTGCAGGTACAGGATATTCATCTGGGTCTACTTCTATAGTGAGGTATATCTTAACTTTCATTTGGCTCTCGCCCCTCTAGTTGGTTGATACGCATATCAATGTATCTCTTTGCTTTATTTAAATCTGTTAATTCATCTGTGTTTGTTTTGTATCCTGCTCTCATTATATATTTAATGACGTTGCCCATCCAAAACGGTAACTCATTATTCATTATGAATGATACAGGTTCTATTGGATAACGCTCGTAATGTTTTGGATTAGTAATTACATCCGATTGTGCCATTGCTTGTTTCATATACTCTTCATGTCTTATTTGGTCAGTCATTATTTACTCCCTTTAGCATCTTTTCCAAATGATACTGTAACAACATTATCTGTTCTGTCAAGAACTTTTCCTCTGTCTTCTGGAGTAAAAACTAACTCTCCATCTTGTATTTTATCGGCATGCTTTAATGTATAATCATTAATCATGTCTCGTAGGTCTTCTGAATACTCCATCATAGGAACAGTAGAACATATCATCTTTGCAAAATGCAGAAGATTACTATAGTCTTCATCATCCAAGGGGTTATCACGACCAATCATTATTGATACGTTCACATCTCCAGACCATTTACCACTTTTTAATATGGTGGGTCTTATGTTTATTATGAAGTCTTCTGTTTCTAATGCATCTATTAGTCCTTCATCTATCATTTATATCTCCTTTTAACTTTAGTACCAGAAAATTTTACAAACTTAGGATGATTATTAGAACCTTTTTCTTTTAGCCAATCTTCTGGTATTATCCTATCATAGTATCTAAAATTGTATTTAATACACCACTCTGCATAACTAGACTTTGCACCCTTTCTTAGCTTTCGCCTACTATTTTCAAACACAAATCTTATATCTAACTTAGGGTGTTGTTTCTTTATTGCAAGATGCTTACGTCTATCTGATGCAGTAAACATACCCTTAGTTTCTATAATGATTCCATTATTTAACACGAAGTCTGGTGTATAGGTGCGGTATGCTAAGTCTTCCCACTCAATCTTCATACACTCGTATTGAAACTTTACTTTGTGTAGTTTAAGATATTCGGATAACTTAACTTCTAAACCAGACCTATACCCATACTTACGTGCCGCTTTATATTGTTTAAAGTTAGGTGGCAAGATTTCGCCAGTTACCTAATGGTACAGGATTAAATTGCTTGTACCCTATAGAACGTAACTCTTCCTGTATCATTTTATCAGCTTCGTTTCTTGCTTGAATTGCAGCACGTAGACCTGACATTCTTTTATCTTGATACTCTTTACGAAGTTCTTTTAGATGTTCTTCAGCCTGTTTAATTTGGTCTAATAAACCCTCTAACTCTTCCATTATCTATACTCCTCTGCTATTTCAACGTAGTTAGTAATCTTTGGTACACGTGCCTGTGATTTAACGGCAGGTCTTTCTTCTAGTGTAGACCAACAGTCGTAGCGATAAGAACAGAATCCGCAATGCGTGTTCAATACTTTGTTACCTGTAGGCTTTCCCCTAAACATCTCAGGTTCAGCTTCAAAGCAACGTTTGAATACATTTTCTTCGACTGTCTTGCAAGTCTCATCTATCTTAGCTACTTCTGTATCAACATCAATACCATCAGCAGGTACATATTTAAAGTCTCCTGTGGCTTTGTTAACAACCCACCAACCACCTGCACGTTTACCTGATGCCTTCGCATACCCTGCTAGTTGTGCAACATATCCAAATGCATCTCCTTGTTTTAGAGTATCGTATGATTCAAACTTATTAGTGTAAGACCAGTTAGACGCAGACTTAATATCATCTACGGCATCTGCTATAACTATATCATACGTGCCGTCTATAACTATATGTCCTAAATCTAACTGAACCTTATCACTATCCTCATAGTCAACCCTAGATTCTTTTAGTAGTCCTTTGAAGACAGCTTCAACGATGTCTCCAAGCATCATGTTCATTACAAATGTTGTAGGTAGGGGAATACCAACTTCAGGTTTATTCTTTTCATACCATAATTGGCATGTGGGTCTACCAACATTTGACATCCGCAACCTAAAGTCATTTCTTTTCTTTCCCCCACCAAACTGACGATGTAAGGCATCCTTTATATCATTAGCAACTTGATTAATAGTGTCGCTTGACATAGTAGATGTTCCGTTTACAGCACTAGTCATGTACTGATGCACCGCCAACTCAGCAGGATGCTTCATTAGGCTACTTCCACTTCTTCTGTATCTATCTCTACAATATCATTGATATCTATATCGTCTAACTCAGCATCAGATTTCTCCTCTACCTTAGTATTATACATAGATATAATATACTCATTGTAGTTTTCAACCCAAGCCATATAATCTATGAAGCGTTCTTCATCTTCTTTGGTTATCTCTATAGTATTAGACAGGTTAAGAGATACAATAGGAAGATAGAAGCTATTGCCATTAGGTAACTTCTGTTCCTCTGTATTTAAAATAACAGAGTGTTGAACAGGCAATCGCTTCATTTTACCTAGCTTTGTGAATACACCACCCACAGTCTTGAAAGCATCTCTATTCTCTACTTCCCAGATAAAAGGTGTAGGTTCTAGGTTAACTGCGTCACCTTCTGCATTTACTGCATCTTTTAACTCAACAGTTCCTAGAACCACACGTACTCTTTTTATAGACTTGATAAGTTCTTTGGTAGCATCAGGTAAAGAACTATAATCTTTAATCCAACCTGCTGGTTTACCACAGTTGAAACCACCATCGTTATCTTTCAAATCCATATTAAGATTGTCTGCCATAACCGTTTTGATATAACGATTAGGCACATTGCCTGAACCCTTCACGAACTTCTTATACATAAACCTTTGTAGGAAAGGACGTATCTCTGCGGATTGGGCGTAGTAAGTTGCACCATCTGGAATCTCTAGCTTATACGTACCGCCAGAAACTACTTCCATATTTACCTTCTTACCATTTACTTCTCCTTCTCCCATGATAGGAGAGTGAGATATACGAAGACGTGCAAGAGTGCTTGTCTGTCTCTTGTCTGCCACCCCTTCGTTAGCTATTCCCATAGCTTTAGCCATAGCGGAATAGTTATTCGTATTGATTGTGGATAACTCCATTTGTTTTACTCCTTCTATTTTTAAAAAGTTTTATAGTTATATCAAATAACATCTTTTGTGTCAAGCCAGTTATTACCTATTTTTGACTCTAATAATAGAGGCACGTTAAAATCTATGCCCCAACGTAGAGCAATCAAATCGGGTAACTCTTTATTGGCTACTTTAATAACATCAAGAACTTTACTTTCTTCTTGCGGATGAACATCAATAACTATACTATCGTGTACTGAATTTACCACACATGATTGCATGCCGTCAAGTAATTTATCTATATGTAATAAACATACAGGAACTATATCAGCGGTAGCAAAGGATTGTACAGGATAATTCTTTATCTGTGTAAAATGTGTGACTGTCCCATTACCACGTCTTGTAACATCAGGAAAAGAAAACTCTCTGCCTGATGGTGTCTTAATCTTTTGAGTATTCACAGCTTCTTTAGCCAATCTGGTGTGCCATAGCTTGATGCCTTGGTACTTTTCTGTGAAGTGTTCATAGTATTTAGCTTGCGCTCTAGTTCTTCCAAATCCTGTTGCTCCATATAGCGGAGCAAACGTATGAGCTTTAGCATCCTGCCTACTCGTAGGCTCACCTGCATCACTAATAACTTTGGCAGTGTAACTATGAACATCAAAGCCTGTCTTAACTTCTTCAATTGCAACTCCATCTTGTGATAAAAATGCAGCAGTACGAAACTCTAGCTGTGCCATGTCAGCTTCAAGTATCTTACCACCATCGAAACGAGACACGAACACCCTCTTTACAGGAAACGTACCCCCACGTGGCATGTTCTGCATGTTAGGTTCTGCCCCACTTAATCTACCAGTAGCGGTATTCTGTTGTACTAAACGCACATGCAACATACCATCTGGTTTTATATGATTAGCTATACCCTCTATGAAGGAAGATATATAGGTGTCTACAGCACTCAACCGTCTTACTTTAGATAAGAAGTCTACTGCAACTGTCAACCCTCTTGACTTGGCTACTGATTCTAAAAAGGTCAGGTTGTCCTTAGATGTAGAGAAGCCATTGGCACTTGCCCACTTAGGATTAGGTGGTTTAAACTTTAACCCTGCCACATCTTGTAGATTAATAAGATTAAAACCAAGGCTATTACATGTTTTACAACCGTTGTCTCTAGCATAAGGTGTTCCATCTTTCTTTACCTTTCTTACCTTTCCAAAGCCTTTGCAATCCTTGCATTGCTCTGCTTTTGTTTTGTATAATCTTTCTGTACCATAATCAATGGCACTTCTAAAGTCATCATCATTCATATAAGGGTTAATAGCGTTAGCCCAATACTGTTTATCTATAACTTTACGGCTAAAGATAACAGAAGACAACTGCTCTGGGCTATTTAAGTTTATAGGTGTATCACCCATTAATCTCTCTATGTGTTCTTGTAGACTAGAGACTAGCTCATCTCTCTCTTGTTCGTATTCTTTTCTAACATCGTCTAAAGCTGTCTTGTCAACTTTGAAACCTCGTTGATATATACGAGAGAGACAAACACATATCTCATTTGTTAAATCTACTGTCCTCAATAGACCTGCATCTTCTTTTGTATGTAGCCTAGTATATAACTTGTCTGCTAATTGTTGTGTGGCATGTAAGTCAGCAGATAGATACTCAGACAATGTAGCATGGTTCATGTTGTATGTTGTACCACCTTTAGCAAGGTGTTCTTTTAAACTATCTTGCTTTTTTGTAGCACACTCATATCTTTCTGTACACTTCTCAAGTGAGAGAGAAGCATTTTTTAAACCACGTTGTAGTACATACTCAACTAACATGGTATCAAATACAGGACCTGTGTATTTAAATCCTGATTCCCATAGCCATAGTAAGTCATGCGAGGCATTGTGCATAATAAGAACTGTGGCTTTATCTAACCACTCTTGTACTACAGTATGACCAAAGTCATCTGCTTCTACTTCTGCATGGTCAAAAGTAATACATCTTTCTAAACCTGTATCTGTTAACATACCCACCATGGTTAGTGAGTTGTCTGGTTCAAAGGGGTCTAGGTATAACTTACCATCTCTCTTTTGCCCTACGTTTTCTACATCAAGTGTTAGTTTCATCCTTCATACCTCGCTGTCAAATAATCTAAATTAACATTTACAATTCCATGCCAACCGTTTAACTTATTCTTAACAATATTAAGATGTCTTAGTGGACTATCCTGTTGCTCACCCTCAATCTCTGTATTAGTCTTACCAATCAATATCATTAAATCAGCTTCGGCTGCTTTACCTGTACGTGAACCTTCCATCATGGATTGATTAAGTCTCTGTCTACCTTCTGCTTCGGCATTTAACTGTGACATATAGAACACAGCACAATTATATGTCTTAGCAATCTGTCTAGCGTAGATAGCACAAGCCTTTAGTGCTTCATCTGGTCTAGCAAATGACCCAGATGTACCAAACTTATCGCCCATGTCAAGCACTAGTATGTCAGGCTTGTATGCTTTACATACTGACTCTACCCATGCCATGTCACGTCCACTTGCTTCTTTAATCCTGATGTTCTTTTCAACTGGTTCATAAAGAGAACGAGCTTTAGCCATATTATTTTTAATCTCACGAGGAGACATTCCTGATGCGGCAGTTAAGTACCTAGCACCTACACGGTGTGTCTCTTCTTCGTTACATAAGATAATACAGTTTGCTCCCTGATGGGCAAAGCCATTAGGTGATGCTATCAAACTAGCATGAAAAGAAGTCTTACCTGTGTTTGGTCTAGCACCAACTTCAATAAGATGACCGCCACTTACTCCCTCTAGCTTACGTACTAAAGGAGATATGTTAAAAGTCCACTTAGCTTCTAAGTCTGCTTTAGCCATGAGTGTTTCAATGCTGATGTCATCCCACTCAATATTCATGTTAGGTATAAAGTCATCACCATACTTTTCTAATACATCACGTAGCCTTTGCAACGTGTCTCCATCACCGTTAATCATATCAAATCCTAGATTTGCAACGATGTCACCAACGACTTGTTGAAATAGCTTAGACAGTATCTCTTGTGATACATCTGAACCTAGCGGTGTCTCTTTCTTTATCTGCAGAAACAGAGAGTTGTAACCCTGCTTCTGTGCAGTAGTGAGTGTAGGATTATTAGATAGAAACATAGCTTGTACCTCATCTGGTAACAAAGTCCTGTTGTATCTATCCATAGCTACATCAATTGCTTGTTTAATTTTACGCACGTCTTGGCTGAACAAGCGGTCAGGACATTTAGAACCACGATGGTCATCGTAGAAACCTTTGTCCATAAGACTGCGTACTAAAGATAACTCCATTCTTATACTCCTATGTTGGTCAGGTTGTTGATGTCTTCAGGGTTACGATATTTTATATCATCTGTCAAGCGCAAGACACGGACTTCATTTACATGCCCACGCAACTCCTTTGCTATACTTAAAGTCTTTGGCAATGCATCAGGGTCTAGTGCGATGACTGCCGTTGAGAACTGTGTAAGAAACACCCGATGAGTTGAAAGGAGAGAAGTACCCATCAAAGCGACCCCGACAAAATTACCTAGTGAACCAACAACACTAGCACTCACACAGTCCTCAACAACTACTGCGACTTTACCACACCCATAGGTAAAAGGCAAGCCACTATTGCTATATTTTTTCCACTTAGGTAGTCGTCTTCCAAGAGAGCGACCAGTTGCATCTACTATCTTGTTCTCATACCTAACAGGAAAAACAATTCTTTCTTCTTTTACATCATACAAAACCTCGTGACGAAGAGACATCAAGCTCCACTTGTGTAGATACTCTAAGACTTCTCTCTTGTCATTTACTCTTACAATATATTCAGGTAAGGTAAATTCTAGTTTGTCTGTTGTTTCTTTAGCACCATAAAATTGTTCACGGATATCGTCTGCTGATAGGTGTACACGTTTACCACCAGAGGCATTACAAGATGCCTTGTAACAATTCCACACAAGACTGCCCATGTTATTGGTTACAGTAAAGGTTTTGTACCCCTTACATACTGGACAATCCATTCTCTTTGTGCTTCCTGCACTTAAATGTAAGTCACTTATAATGTTATATATATTATTCATGTATATATCACCTTTCTTGTGGCAGTTAACTGCTTGTACCACGGGATTTACGTGCGGTCAAGGCATAATTTGCACTCTCGTAAGTATTTTTCATGTATGGTTTGACTGACTGTGGGTTACTGTGTCCTGTAACCGACATGATTTGTGCCATACCGACACCTGCCTCTACCATTTGTGTTGTTCCTGTCCTTCGTAAGTCCATTAGTCGTAACTCATCAGACAGCCCTGCCTCTCGCATAACAACACGTGCAGCTTTTCCTAGCCTGTCTATGCTATAAGGTTGATACTCGCCCTGTACAGGCTTGATTCGTGGAGCAACGTACTGTTGAAAACCAAAGTCTTCCTGTTGTTGTATCAACATAGAGTGTAGGTCATCTTCGATAGGCAAAGTTACCTCTGCCCTACGCTTTGACTGCTCCAAATATAGCTTTTTGTCAGGTAAATCTACGTTATCCCACGTCAATAGTCTCATGTCACCTAGACGCTGACACCATTCGTATGCCATATGTACAATTAGCCCAAGACTTCGCCACTCAAACCTAGAGTAAGCGGTGTCAAGAAACTGACGTACATCATCTTCCGACCATACAACCTTACGTTGTATCGGTGTCTTACGTCTGACTGATGAAAACGGATTGACTGTCGCATACTCCATGTCTATCGCATAGCGATACACAATAGATGACACAGTACAGATGTGGTTGGCGAAGCTGATACCTCGCTCAACCCACTCTTCATATGCGTGTTTAGCTTCCTTGCTTGTAAGTTTATCAAACTTGATGTCACCAAATTTGTCTGTCATCACACCCAAGAAGTACTTATAATCTGCCTTAGACTTGTCTCGTAAGAGACTGAAATCATTAGAAGAATAGTACCTTTCAACTAATTGTTTGACTGTCTTCATTGTCTTCTGCGTCCTCTCGTATGTGTTCATCCGCATATTTATTTAGATACTTTTCTACAAAATCAGCAATACCATTACTGTGAAAATGCTTTTTATAATTGCGTTTTCTAGGTGACCATCTACCTGTAGTCCAGTAATACATGTATGGTCTGTCTGCTTTACTATATACAACTATAAGACTAGCAGACAACTCCACTTCATACTCTATGTTATTGCTGTCGAGATAATCACAGGCAAACTCTAGGCTTTCATTTGTATCTTTGCGAAAGACAGGCTCACCTTTTGAGTTTGTCCTTACGTATTCCCACTTATGTTCGCTCATGCTACCAACAACTCCTTGAACTGCTTGCTGTCAATCCACTTGGACACCTCTTGCTCACGAGCAAACATCGACACCGCTTTCGTATCGTAACCTGTGTTGCGTAGCTTGAAGCCATTGCGCTCATCTGCATAGCTTGCATAGTTAGTGAACGCAGAGTATAAAGCCCATGCGTTGTGTCCTCTTACACTTGCTTCCTCTGCATACAGTCCTAGCATCTTGTCACCTGTCTTCTCAGACTTTAAGAGTGAGTGTAACATATCTCTAACATTATTATACTCAAGAGATTTGTTTGCCCAACTCTGTAAGGTAGCAGACTGTGAGTAGAAGTCCTGCTTGCTACGCTCTAACTGTGTAATGAACCTATCAAGGCTAAAGCCACTTGTATTCTTGCGTCTTACCTTGTCATGCTCACCACGTATCTGCCCATTAGTGCAAAAGAAATCAATCGCACCGAACAGAACTGTGTTAGAACACGTGCCATCCACACCATGCAGAGCAATGATACGTTGTGCTATCTCTGTCTGGTGCTTGTCGGTGTGTATTTTAGCCGTCACATTGGGCAACACCATGTCCATCATAGCCCACCCATTGTGATGTGCATCTCTCCACCTGACTTTCGCACCTTCGTACTCATCATCTGTCAAGTGATTCGTAACGGCATTGCTTACATCACGGAAGAAATCTCCATGTGATGCACAGTTAAAGTCTTTACCAACTACGGCAATGTACTTGCCTGTGTTCGCATCAATGACATACTTCTTGTCATCTACCTTTGTTGGTTCAAAGATTACATCAAAGTCTAAGTTCTCTGGTATCATATCTAATGGCATATCTATTCTCCTTTTCTATTTAATAAAATGTTCTTTGTTATATCATATGAGATAAGTAGTGTCAACTTATTCATGTTCACCCCCATTACCTCTGCCTAGCCCACCAAAATATTGTGGTCTACGCTTGGCTGCCTCAAATGTACCAACAGTAATAAATATTCCTGCTAGTAATAACGCATGTAAGATAGCACTAATTCCAAAGGCTAGAAAAGAACCTAAGTACATGCTGAATATGATGCACCACATCCACGCTAATACCTGCATCACCATGTGTCTGGTGTTGACATCAGGTATGTTGGATAGCGGATTCTTGGCATCATCCATAATTAAATTATATATTTTTATCATAAGAATTTATCTCCAAATGCTATTAATGTCATGTAAAATCCAATGGCAAACACAGACATGATAAGAAACCTAAGTATGTTATCCATCAAAGGGTCTGTCATCTCATCCTTGTTCATCCAGAATGTTAGTATTG